GTCGCCTGGGCGCATCAGATCATCCGCCTCTATGGGCGCGTAGCTCCGAAATTCGGCGCGCCTGAGAACAAGGCGGCGAGCCTGTGACCCTCACGCCCGTCGCGAACCGCGGCTGGACCGAGGTCATCGTCGCCGCGCCCGGACCGTCGCTGACCGAGGCGATCGCCGAGCGCTGCCGTGGCAGCCGCGTCATCGCGGTGAACCTGGCCTATCGGCGCGTGCCGTGGGCCGAGGTCCTCTACGCGGGCGATCGCGATCTGATCGAGGCGTACAACGGCTTCCCGGACTTTGCCGGCGAGAAGTGGACGGCGCACGAGCCCAAGCTGAACAACAAGCTCGACGTCGCCATGCGCTACGGCCTACAGCTCGTCGCAGGCCCGCGCCAGATCGACGCGCCCGGGTTTTCGCTTCACCCGGCGGTGATCCACTACGGAAACTCGAGCGGCTTCCAGGCGATCAATCTGGCGATCCACTTCGGCGCGACGCTGATCAGGCTGGTCGGCTTCGATATGCGGACACCGGGGCCGAACCAGCCGAGGCACTTTCACGAAGACTACCCGGATCCGGCGATGAACCTGTCGAAGTATGAGCATTTCCATTCCGCCTTCCGGGTTGCGGCGCAGATGCTGCCGGCGCACATCCGGATCGTCAACTGCACGCCGGGCTCGGCGCTGCGGTGCTTCCCGATTGGCGAGCTCGAGGAGGCGTCGTGCACGCGGTGACCCTCGACGCGCGGCAAGCCGAATACGCCAAGTATGAGCGCGCGTACACGATCGAGAGCTACCGCATGGGCGGGCTTCGGCAGCAAGACGCGATCCGCAACCTCGCGGACCTGCCGTGCCGCGGCAGCTACCTCGACGTCGGATGCGGCCGCGGCGAGATGCTCCGGCACGCGGCGCTGATGCACTTCAAGCCGGTCTGTGGCGTGGAGGTCGTCCCGGCGCTGGTCGACGGCGATCGCGTGATCCGCGCCGAGGCGCACGCGCTGCCCTACGCGGATCAATCCTTCGACGTCGTCACGCTCTTCGACGTGATCGAGCACGTGCTCCCGGGAGACGACGAGCTGATCGTGCGCGAGCTCGCGCGCGTGGCGCGCCGTCACGTGCTGATCACGGCGAACAGCCAGCGGTCGACGCTGCCAGACGGAACGGAGCTACACATCAACCGCCGGCCATACGACGAGTGGGCGCGGCTCTTCGCCGAGTGGTTCGCGCCGGCGCGGCTCAGCGTCGCGCCGTGCGAGATCCTCTACGAGGTCTCGCCGATGTGGAGGGTCGATCTGTGAAGGCCGCGCTCCACGTCAACCAGCACGAGCACCAGCAGCGCTACGGCGCCGCGATGAAGGCCGGGCTCGAGCGTCACGGCATCGAGGTCATCGTCGCCGCGCCGCACTCTCCGGAGCCGTGCGACTTCGCCGTCATCTGGGGCTGGAAGCAGCCGGCGGTCATCAAGGCCGCGCCGCACGTGCTCGTGATGGAGGCGACCCACCTGCGCCAGGGCGATCCGCAGAACCTCGCCGAGGTCTCGTGCGGCTGGGACGGGCTTGCTCGACATGGGCGCTACCCCAAGGCCCCAGACGGCGAGCGGTGGCAGCGCCATGCGCACCTGATGCGGCCGTGGTCGGACAAGCGCGACGGGTACGCGCTGATCATCGGCCAGGTCGAGGGCGACGCGGCGCTGCACGGGATGGATGTCCAGCTCTGGGCGGACGACATGGAGCGCGCGCTCGTCGATTGGGGCTGGTCGGTGAGGTTCCGGCCGCACCCCCTGACGCGGAAGTCGCGCACGACGCTTGAGCAGGACCTCGTCGGCGCGACGCTCTGCGTTACGTTCAACTCGACCGCGGGCGTCGAAGCCGTGCTCGCCGGCGTGCCTACCGTGACGCTCGACCCGGGCGCGATGGCCTGGCCCGTCGCAAGGCATTGCCTCTACGAGCAGTCCTTCCGTCCCTTCCAGCCCGACCGCCGCGTGTGGGCTTGGGACCTCGCCTGGGCGCAATGGAGCCTCGAAGAGATCGCGAAGGGCGAGGCCTACGCGCACCTGGCTCCGATCATGGAGCCCGCGTGAATTACGGACTGCGGCTGATCACGGGGCCAGCCGTCGAGGCGCTGACCGTCGACGAGGTCAAGCAGCACCTGCGCATCGACCGCACCGACGAGGACCAGTATCTCGCCGATCTGATCAAGGCGGCACGCTCCGACCTCGACGCCCGCGAAGGCCGGCTGATGGGCGTCGCGATGATCACGCAGACCTGGGAGCTGGTGCTCGACGCCTTCCCGATCCTCGCCGACCGGCACTGCTACGGGCAGATCGACATCCCGCTCCGGCCGCTGCAGAGCATCACGAGCGTCAAATACGACGACGTGAATGGGGCCGAGCAGACCTTCCCGTCGACGGACTACATCGTCGACACGGCGTCGTGGATGGGCCGCGTCGTCCTGAAGCCGAGCAAGTCCTGGCCCGGCACGTCGGATGGGATCCAGGCTGTGCGTGTGCGCTTCGTCTGCGGCTACGGCGCGGCGGGCACCGCCGTCCCCTACTACCTGCGCCAGGCGATGCTCGTGAAGGTCGCGCACCACTACCGCCACCGCGGCGACGGCGGCCAGGAGCCCGGGCTGCCGCCGGCGTATCACGCGCTGATCGGCGTGCGCGGGAGTCTCGTCTGATGGCGGAGAGCGGCCTGCTACGCGAGCGGATCCGCTTCCAGCGTCACGACACGGTGACTGACGCCTGGGTCGACCTGGCATCGATGCCAGAGGTCAACGCCGCGGTCGAGGCGCTCGGCGACGAGCGCTACCGCGTGCAGATCCACTACCGCGACGACCTGGTCGGGATGCAGGACGCGCAGCCGGCGCTGCGCATCCTCCACCGCGGCCGCGTCCTCGAGGTCCTCCTGATCCGCGAGGTCGGCTGGCGCGAGGAGCTGGAGATCGACGCGCAGGCGAACCGCGTCCTCGTCGACGACCTCGGCAGCTCGGCGCGTCAGACGACGCAATGGCCGCAGCCATGATCGAGACCCGGGTCGAGTTCAAGGGGCTCGATCAGATCGACGAGGCGCTGAAGCTGCTGCCGATGCAGGTCCAGCGCCAGGTCCTGCGCCGCGGCCTGGTGCTCGCCGCGCGCGTGCTGCAGGACGGCATGATGCGCCGGGCGCCGCAAGCGGCCGAGCACCGAATCATCAGACGCGGCAAGCACTATCCGAGGAAGCTCGCGCACGCGATCGGCTACCGGATCCGCTTCCGGAAGGACGGCGATCCGACGGCCGAGGTCGGGCCACTCACGTCGGCCTATTGGGGGATGTTCGTCGAACTCGGGACGCGGCACCAGGCCGCGCGTCCGTTCATTCGACCCACGCTCGATCAGGACGGGCAGATCGCCGTCGCCGCCTTTGTGGCCGGCGCGCGCGAAGCGCTCGATGCGGTGGTGCGGCGGATGCGCCGCATCGCCCGGAGGGGATAAATGAGCATCAGCGGCGAGATCGGCATCCACGCGAACATCACCCAGGTCGAGGCGAAGGATCTCGGCAACGCCGAGCTCGCGCTGAAGTGGGCGAAGGCCTGGGCCCTGCTGAACGGGACCGGCGCCAACCAGGCCGACAAGATCTATCACGACAAGATCTCGATCGGGCCGAGCGCGACGGTGACGCTCGACCTCGCCGGGGTGCTGACCGATCCGCTCGGCGTCGCGTTCACGCTCGCGAAGGTCAAGGCGATCCTGGTCTTCGCCGCTGCGGCCAACAACCCGAGCAACAACGTCAACGTCCAGCGGCCCGCGTCAAACGGCGTGCCGATCTTCCTCGCGGCGAGCGACGGGATCGGGCTCCGACCTGGTGCCGCCTTCGCGTGGTTCTCACCGGATGCGACCGGCGTCGCCGTGACGGCCGGCACCGGGGATCTGCTCGACTTCGTCAACAGTGCCGGCACCAACACGGTCGAGGCCGAGGTCATCGTCATCGGCACCAGCGCCTAAACGCCAAGGCTGAGGGGGGAAGCCACATGTCACAGAACGCGGTGCTCACGCAGGGCACGCTGCTCAAGCGGGGCGATGGTGGATCGCCGGAGGTCTTCGTCACGGTGCCGGACGTCGTCTCGATGTCGGGCCCCGATGCCAGCAAGGCCGAGATCGACGTCACGGACCTCGCCTCGACGGCGCTCGAGTTCAAAGGCGCTCTCGCCGACTCCGGCCGGCTGACGCTCGAGATGAACTACATCCCGGGCAACGCCGTGCATACGGCGATGCGCAACGACTTCAACAGCGGCGCGAGCCCGGTGCGGAACTGGCGCATCGCGTTCGTCAACGGCTACCGCTGGTCCTTCACGGCCTACGTCGCCTCGTTCCCCGGAAACATCCAGGGCAACAGCGTCCAGAAGGCCTCGGTCGTGCTCCGGATCAGCGGCCAGGTCGTCGAGGAGGTCGGCTCGTGAGCGATCTCCGTGCGCGGATCCTCAACCGCAAGGCGCAGAAGGGCCCAGCCGACACGCTCGACGTTCCGGAATGGGGCGAGAAGGTCGGGGTCCGCCGGCTCTCCCTGCGCGAGCGGCTCGTCTTCGAGAAGGAGAACGGCTCCTTCGAGTCGCTCGATCGCAAGACAGACCCGGAGGGCTACAGCCGCTGGCTGGTGCGCTACTGCATCGCCACGGCGACGGACCTCCAGGGCGACCGGCTGTTCAGTCTCGAAGACGAGAAGACGCTGGACGACGAGAGCGCGACGTCGATCGAGCGCGTCGTGCTGAAGGCGCTGAAGGTGAACGTCGTGACCGCCGAGGAGGTCCGTGTCTTGGGAAACTCCTCAAGCGAAGTCCCGAATGGGGCTTCGCCTTCCGCCTCGCCGGTCACCTCGGACTAACGCTCGAGCAGCTCACGGACGGTCGGATGTCGGGCGAGGAGTTCGCGGCGTGGCGCGCCTGGGACTCCGTCAGCCCGCTTGATCTCGCGGAGCGGCTGGAGGCCATGACGGCGACCATAATCGCGAACGTGCA